GGGTCAGGTACTCCTCTTACAAAGTCTTGAGGTTGACGTGGCTCCCAATCTTGTGGGCAAGCCATAATGCCATCCCACCGCATCTTAAGTTTAGAAGCTTTAAACTTTCTGCCACATACATCACACATGGCATCCCAGTCTCCTCTATCCCATCTTGAGAAGTAACCCATTATAAACTAATCGGAGCCAGTACAGGAAGGTCACCCACTAAAGTATAAACATTAGTAAGTGATGTTGTAGCTGAAAGCTCTAACCTATAAGTAACTTGGTCTAGGCCACCAGAGATACGCTGTGCCACTCTAGAGCCATTAATTACTGGAGTACCTACTAAGATAGAGGATGGACTTGGGTCAGTACCTTCTACCACTTCAACTACCATAGTAGCACTAGATATAGTTTCACCACTTGCTATTACATTAGAGAAGTCAAATGTAAACTGCTCATTCTCTGTAGTTAGTTTGTATGAGAAAGAACTCATAGGTTTAAATCCTTATTAGCAAAGATGGTTCTAATTTTAGTAGACACTACGGACAACACCTTAGTAGCAGCATACATAAGTCTTTGGTTATTATATTTATAAAAACTTATTGCACTTTCTATTATTTGTGGTATAATAGTTGTTATAATAGTTTTAGTAATTAAAATACTTCTAACTATAGTAAAACTAATACTACTATTAATACTTAAAAACTTACTTATATACTTAGTAATAGACAGTATAATAGTAGAGTAGGTTAGTAATACTAAGTTAAGTATTTTCATAATAACTAAACTAGCACTCTCCGTAACTACTAAAGATAAACTTTTACCTATTGCTTTAATAATGTTTGCTGTGGTAGTAACAACTGCAACAACATTCTTTCCTACTTGTTTAACTACTTGTTCTGTAATACCACTAGACACAACTAATAGCTTACCCACAACCCTACTTAACGTTTCAGTAACAGTAGCTGAAGCTAATAATATTAAGAAGTGAGTTGCTTGCTCTAGTATAACTTCTGTTATGTTTTCTATAGTTGATACTATATTCTTAAAAACACTTTTAACAAAAGAGGCTGTAGAAGTTAAAGAAGCTATTAGACTTTTACCAACATTCTTAAAAATACTTTGAGTGACACTACTAACAACTGAATAAGTCTTAGGAAGTAGTTTTATAACTGTCTCTATAACTGTACTAGAGGCATTTAAAGTTCTAAACCTAGAGGTTATCATTGACAAGATATTACTAGAGCCTTGTAGGTAGCTCACAAGCTTCCCTATAACTCTTAATGTTGTAACTGATACAGTAGAACTTATAGACAATAGTACAGTCTTAACTTTAGATACAACTAACGACTGAGTAATAGCACTTGTTAAACTTTTAATTAAACTAACACCCTTAAGAAAACTAAAGGTTACAGTCGAAGCAATGATAAGGTTTTGTAAGAAGTTTACAGAACCATTACCATTGACTGCTTCAACATTTAATGCTGACTCATTTAAAGCCATTTCTTATTAACTGAATTGAGTCTTGAATGTAAACTGAATTGAGTCTCCTGAAGCTAATACAATACCTGTGAAGTCACCTTTAACAAAAAGGTTACCAGAAGTAGAGGCATCAAACAAACCAGCATTAGTGATTGTTAAAGCACCACCAGCAGTTTGAGTACCGACCACTTGATAGGTATCAGAAGCAGTTGTAGTTGTTTGTTGAGTTGATGTACCTGCAACACGAGTACCAGTTTCAGTAAATAGTGTTGTATCAGCAGCTGCTGTAGTACCAACACCTGTACCCCATGCAACGTTCAAAGGCTCTGTACCAGCCCCTTTAATTCTATTGGTAACTATTGCTTTACCAGTTGTAACGATTAGCGTAGCCATTGTTTAATTCTCCATAATAGCGTTTTAAATATATTCTTATTCCAATAGGCAATAGTACCCAACTCTTCTACTGTGCCATCAGCACGAGTAATAATAGCAGATAGTTGTACCTCTTTAGCTTGAGATTGAATACTTACCATTGTTTAGTTAGATACAAGATAACAGAGAAAGATTTAATACCAGACCAACCTTCAGTCGTGTATGTAACCTTACCTGTAAAGCCTGTAGCACCAGCATTGTTTTGTAAGCCACCAAAGTCACGGTAGTCTACTTTAGCACGACCTGTTAGTTCTTCAATACGAACTGGAGTTGTAGCATCCCAAAACAAGTTGACTGACAAGCCATCTTCAATGTTATGAATAATCTTATCTAGTTTATATTTAGTAGCTTTAAGGTAGTTAGACCCCGTAGGGTCAACAGATGACTGAGCAGCTGGGTCAACAACTACAGTAGAAGAAACATCAGAGGTGTCTAACACCCCTTCAAGTTTAATTACTGTATTAGCTGCACCATCCTCAAGTATTTGAATAGATGTACTATTAGCCATTGTATACCCCTAAATTAACGTACAAGTTCTTGAGCTGCTAAAACAAAATCTGCAGATAAAGTATCAGTTGCTGTAGGAGTAATTTGGAATACTGGGCCTAAGATAGCATTAGTTAATGTAGTAGCTGAAGAGCCAATTGTAGGAGCTGTTACACGAGCTACCTTCACGCTATTAGCATACACTTCTAAGTCTGTACCATTGTAGTAGAAGCCCAAGTCAACCCATGTAGCAGCAGCTACATTTGCAACGCCTGTTACTAAAGTTGTTGCTGTTGAGCCAACTGTTGACACTAAGTTAATAGAAGTTGAAGCAGCTGGTTTAACAAACCAAATACCGTCAGTAGCTGTAGAACCATTTTGCAAACCAGCATAGAATGATACGTTACCTGCTACAGCAGATGCTTGGATACGAGTTGTAAACCATGCACGGGTACCTGCTTGGAATTGGAAGAATTGACCATTCTTATAAGCAGATGAGGCAGTTGTTGTACCACCTGGAGTAAGAGTAGCTACACCACCAACACCAGCAATTAATGTAAATGTAGATGAAGTACCTGTTACAGAATAGTCTGTACCAATAAGTGTATTAAAGTCATTAGTGTAAACTGAGCTACCTAACGCTTGAGTACTCCCAGTGTGAAAAGGGTCTGGGAAGGGGAATGAGTAAAGTGTTTCATTTGGGAAAGCGGTTGAAAGACCACTTAATAAACGGGTTGGGTTTGACATTGTAAATCTCCTTTGACGTTGCTAAGCAACGCTTAATTAAAAGCGTCAGCAGAGTTGTTTATATTATTTAAAGCCTTTTTTAGGCACTGTAGTATCAGGGCGTTTGCCCTTTTCTTTCTCTTTTTCGTATGACATATATTTCCTTTAATAAAGAGTGAGACTTACATAAGTATTTTACACCTAAAGCTCATTCAATATATACTACACTAATTCTCGACTAATGTCAAGAGGTATTTCTAAATACCTTTACTAAGGTCCACTCACTTTGTTATTAAATAAGATATAGCTTTTTCTTTATGCTCTTCTGGTCTTAGTCTAGCCATATCTTCTTAATAATCAAAGGGTTACGGGCCGTTCACACCCCAAATAGCACGAGGGTCAGACCAACCGAATGAATAACGTTCGTAGCCTTTAGCCTTCATGTTCATTGTATCAAAGTCATTGTCTTGGTCAAAAGTAATACCAGTACGCTCATAATACTTCATACCTGTTTTACCAGGAATAGTATTACGGATAAACCAAGCGTGAGGTGAAGTTAAGTAATGATTAACTTTGAAACCACCTGGAATATAGTTACCAGATTTGATTACGTTAATATCATTATTAGCATTACCTGTTTGGTAAGAACTCTTAAGAATACGTTGAGCATTCATTAACTCTTGACGGGCAGTAATCAAAGTGTGTGGCATGATGTTAATCAACAAACCACGGTCATTTTGAAGACCCATAATTGCAATGACCGCATCTTCTAAAGCACTCTCAGATAAGTCAACATCAACTGTTGGACGGTTAGCCCATGTACCACCTGATGTGTTAGGGTGAGCAGTGTTAGCTAAAGATGTATTATCACCACCTGTGTATGAACCGTTGAATGCACGGTTGTATACGTTAGCAGCAACGTTCTCTTTAGTTTGACGGAAAGACATAGCCAATGCAGCAGCACGACGACGACTAACAGCTTCATACAAGTTGTCATCTAACTCTTCTTTAGTTACGATGTAACCAGTAGAGTAAGCAACGTGTGTGTAGCGAGTAGTGAAGCCTTGTACTTCTGAATCATATTGTACACCTTGACCTTCTGGTTTAACAGAAGCTAGACCGAAGCCTGTAAGTTGTACATCTTCTTCATAGTTTTGACCAGATGTTTCTGAATCGAATAAGTCAGTATACTCTACTGCATGTTCGTCATAAACCTGACCCCACCATTGTTTGATACCAGGCCAGAGGGCCTTCGGATGACTTGCGGTACTAATTAAACCTGCCATATAATTCTCCTATTATTATCTATTAAACGCCAGTACGACCAGTTGCAGCACCAACGTAGTTATGTACGTTAAAGCGAACTAGTAATGCTGAGTAAGCACCAAAACCATTATCAGGACGTTGTATTAAACCTAATACTTGGAGAGGAAGACTTAATGTTGTAGCTGGACCAGTAGCAACAGTAGATGAGTATGGAGCACCATTACCTAGAGTTGTTTGGTTAGCAGTTACAGTAACGTTTACGTTTTGGTTTGCATTAGCAGCAGCCCATACAGTAGAGTCACCTTGGATTTCAAATACAGTACCTGGGTCTGTAACTACATAAGCATAGTGTTGACCTGCTGATAAAGGTAAGTAAGTTTTTTCTAATGATAGAGAATTACCTACTAATGAAGTACCAGCATCTGCAACACGAATACCTACAATAACACCTAATGGTAAAGTAGATACACCAACTACACCTGTCCATTTAATGATGTTAGGAACACCATTAGCATCTGAACCAGTAGCTGCCATTACTATATCACCAATTGCATATGTGTTTGAAGCATCTGTTGGAATTGAAAACAGAGTTGCACCTTGTGACCAAGGACTCCCATCTGTATTTTGTACTGGGCTTAAGCCCTTAGGACGATTGATATTCGCCATATATTACTCCTTAAAATTTGTTTGATTGATTCATTTTAATGCCACCCTTAGGGGTATAGAAACCTTCAGTAGATTCTGAAGAAGCCTTACCATTACGGATTGCATCATCTGTAGCATTTACTTTAGCTTGAACAGCTTGTTGGTCTTC